TGAAACACTTGAGAAAGGAATAAATATTCTAGATGAAACAATTTCAGACATGACTAATAAAACAATTTCTGGAGATGTTGTATTTAAATCTGCACCATCATAAAAAGCTAATGTTGACATAGAATTTATAACATTGCCTTCTAAATATTTTACATTTTTACCATTAATTAAGTCACCAATTGTTGTATCAATATAAACTCCATCAGATACGGAATCTGTTGGTGCTATCAAAACAGATTTAGATACATTATCACTATTTTGCAAGTTTGCTCTAAAATGCAAATCAGCTACTCCAGATGTAGGTTTTGTATCAAAAACTATATACCCATTAGATAATGTGTAGCAATTTGGCTCACCACTATCAACACTCATTGCTGAGTTAGACTCTTGATTAAAGTGAAACTGGTCTTTATTTTTATAAGGTATAAGATCACCATCAATATGCACAGAAATCATTTGTTTATATGTAGATGGTAGTTTAAAAGCATTTGACTTAGTGTTATCTCTAAACAGTATAGTAAAGTTCTGTTTATATAAACTGCACTTATTTGCAAGTTCACACTCTGCTTCTTTTAAAAGTTCTATTAAAAGACCATCTTTTTCGTCTACGAAAAGTTGACATCTTTCTGCTAATTGTTTCCACGATTTATCCATTTGCTTCCTCTAATTTTCTTAATCTTGAATCTAAATCTTCTATCATTCTTTCTAACTGTCTAAATGCTTCAGCTAAATTCTTGTCTTTTGGTTTTCTTGCTATTTTAGTCGACTTCAATCTGTACTCTCTCAAGTTTCAATATTCCGTTTATTAATATTCTGATTGCTTTAAATCTTTCGCCAATTCTAAAACTAATTGTTTTATCACTACTCCAGTCAGACGTTTGGATATTTTTAGTAAACACAACTCCAGATGCATTGTTTTTATATAAATAAAAATTTACTATTTGGTTTTGTGTTGTTCCACAATCTATATAAACTCTTCTTATTATTGCACCTTTTGGGTTTGTTTGAGTTGTAAGGTCTATTAAGCCAGTTTCAAAGTTTTGAGTTGTTATTGTACTACCACCAGATGGAGTTTTAACATCAGTATTAGAGCCATTTTTTAATAAATATTTATATGTTCCGTCTCTATCAACAAACTGAACTACATCACCATCTGTTGTTGTGTCATCTGTTGTAAACTGATACCAATATGTTTCACCTTTTTTAAACTTATCTAAATCAAGTATATAAGAACTATCATCAACAGTATCATTAACTACAAGTCTATTATTTGCTACATCAACTTTACACCTTACTAAGTTAGTGTCCCATTTATCTTTAATATCATTTCCTACTGGTATAAACTCAAAGTTTGATGTTATATAATAAAGGTTATCAGTTCCTCTAAAAAATACACCACCTTCCCATTTAGCTATAGAATCTGGATGTGTACAGCCAATGTTAGGTTCTGACTCAACTAAACTCCAAGCAGTGGGATCATCTGATGGTACATTTAATCTAAATATTCCTCTTTCAGAGAAAACAACTATATCAGCAAACAAACCCTCTATTCCATATATTTGTCCACCTTGTAAATCTTTTATTTGTATAAAGTTTGATATGGGTAGTACATCTGGTGCATTTAGTTCAGAAAAAATTACCATATCATTATGCTCTTCACCAGTTGCTGACATCCCATCATAAATTGTTACGTTAGCAACAAACTGTCTACCATTTAATGCAGTAGAGTATTTAAAGCGAGTATCAAGTGAATTAACACCAGAAAATGGATGATAGCTACCTTCTACCTCACCAACATCAACAAACGTCATTCTGTATGTAGTTCCAGAAGGATTTGAGAAAACTAAATCACCACCAGAGACTGTATTTCCACTTGTGCTACTTGCATCTATCCATCCAGCATTTCCAGACATTCTAAAAATATCTCCTTGATTTACATCAATAAAATAATCACTACCACCTACTTGTAATGTTTTTCCTACAGCACTATTATCTGCTATTCCACTATCTGCAATAGCTATCATAGACTGATGTGAGTAAGCTGTTGTGTGAGAATCAACAAAAAACTCAGCAAATTGTAATGATGAACTTTTAGTAGTCGCACTGTAATAACCACTACCAGATATTGTACATTTCCATTCAATTTGAAACACTTCAGTATCATTAAATGAACTAATATCTATATTTATATATTCAGTATCTGTATACGTAGGTGAGGTAGATGCACCACTTGCACTTGCGAATGTAGCACTTGAATCATAAAAAGTTGTTTCATACGAACCATTACTATCAACATCTCTTAAAATTTTAAAAGTGGAATTTACTGTAACTGTAGCAGAGGTTGTAGAAATATTTAATTGTGCATCCATTCCAATTCTTAACTGATTGCATCCAGCTAATTTGGTTATCGTATCTGTTCTTGTTCCACCACCCGTTATGGCTATTATAGTAGCACTTGAAACACCAGTTGCAGATGCTCCCCATAAATATGTTGTTAAAGAGTCTCCCCATTGATCAGTAGACTCTCTGTCTTCTCCTAAGAATAAAAACTTATCTGATGCTTTTGCAAATGTTCCTTCAGTACCTATTGTAGAGGCAGAAGGGTAAGTGTTTTGTGCCTCACCCCATTTACCAGTTGTTGGAAAAGTACTATAGTCAGCACTTAAAGAGTGTGCATATATTTTTCTACCTTTATAAGCAGATGTACTTGTAATCCAACTTGCTGGTGATTCTTTAATAAAATCTATTGTACGAATATTTCTGTATTGTGTTTTATCTGGTACGCTACCATCAGTTGTTGACCTATATATTCTGCATCCAGTTATTCTTGGATTCCAGTCTGCACTATCAACATCAAGTTCTAATTTAACAGCTTGATTACCAGCAGATGTTACTATAGGACCATAAAAAGGGTCATCTAAGTTCATCTCTTGCAACCCATCAAATATTGGTATAATTTTATAAAAACAACTTTTACCTTCTGTTATACTTCCACCAGATTGTATTTCACCAGAAACACCATTAGTATCGTGGTCTCTGTATATCCAAGTTGAAGGTTTTCTTGGAAAAGACTTAGTGTCTAATCTTGCACCGTTGTATGAAAAAGAGTTATTTAAGAATGTTCTGTTTTGTATTACTTGATAAACTTTGGGTTCTTCTAAATAACCACAAGCAAACCTAACCTCATTACCCCAGTTAGTAATGTCTACTCTTGTAGGCTTTTTAGTATCATCAATATCTATAAGAGGTGTTAAACTGTCAAAGTATGGATCAACTGAAGATGACACATATATAATTCCATCAGAAGGACTATATAAAAAATACTGTTTTTGATTAGTGGCTACACTTACAAACCAGCCAATATCAGAAAACAACTTTGATGAAATTGTAGTTATTGTAGCTGGACCAGTCTTTGTTTCTAAAACACCTTTTAGGTTATCTAAATCTTTAATTAAAACAGCTCTGTTTCCCACTTTAGTTTCATCTAAGTGGGAGTTCATTCCATTTTCTAAATTTACCTCAATTGTATTACCCATCAAGTCTTTCGTTCAGTGTTTGAATTACTGTTACTGCTCTTTGATAGGCTTTATCACCTCTTGATTGACGATTGTCTTGATAGTATAATGAAGACTCTGCTAAGTCTAATAAAATTATTTCTAAAGAGGAATTTAAATCACATTCAGTAGAACCATTTGCAATTGCTGTTGGTTCTTTTATATAATAAATATCTGCACTAACACAGCTTGAAGGGTTTACAAGAACACTGTTTTCACTTACACAATAAGCAGTTCCATATGAATATTTTGTTCCAGTAGGAAAATTTTCTTCCTCAAAAAATTTAGCATCTCTGCTATTTGTTATATCGTATACTTTATATATACCATTTCTTATTGGTGTAGCACCAATTACAGTAAAAGTACAAGCACCAGATGATACTGTTTTAGCATCTGCTTTTACTTTTAAATCAGATAAATAATAATTTCTTATAAGACCAGTTAATGTTTTTTGAGCATCGTTTAATGCTGAAAGTTTTTGAGCCTCTGTAAAGGCTGTGTTATTAGCATCTTCTAATCTGTTATTTATGTTTGTTAATAATTCTGCTCCGGTCATCTTTCTCCTTAGGTAAGTGTAGGAGTGACACAAAAAGTATCACTCCCAACTTATTATTTAAACTACTAAACTACTGTTTATGAATAATCAGTAGGTCCACCAACTAAAACACCTTGCATTCTTGGGTTAGAACAAACCATCTGTCCCATCCAGAATACTCTTGACTGTAAATTGTCAGAACCTTCTAATCTTTTGAAATCTTCAAAAGCAAAGTTTCTATCTTGATGACATTTAAAATCAAGGTAATTAGTGTTTAAAAAGTACATTTGACCAGCTGGACAATGAGAGTCCACAACTACAGATGCACCTTTAAACCTTAAAGAATCGAACCCAGCATTTGCGATGTCATCAGAACCAGCAAAACGCTTGTTTGCTTGTAGTGATGTTTCGTAAGCATCGTAAATAGCTTGAGTTGTTACTATAAGGTCTGGTTGATCATTATCGATAGTACAAGCACCGTACATTCTTGTCATTGCTCTTGCGATATTAGAAACACCATTTGTGTTACTCGCAAGGTCTGCCCAAGCCATTGCACCAGTAGCAGAAGCTACTGCTACAGCACCAGAGGCTAACTCGAATGAACCAAGTCTTGCATTCCACCAAGTTAAAGAACCAGAATCGATTCCACCTAATGATCTTCTGTAACCAATAACAGAATTATCAATATTACCCGGTGCGTGAAACACAGTTGTATCTGATCCTAAGTCTTCGATAATAGCTATACCATTATCAAAAGCTGTATAGTCAGCTTCTGCGATTGTTCCAACACCGTTTAATGATGTTAATCCATTAGTTACAGCACCAGAATTAAACAAACCAGTTCCAAAAAGGTCTCTGATTGTTTTTTCTGCTGATTTTAATTTACTCTTTAAGAGTGATAACACTTGGGAAGAACCCTTGTTAACTAACTCTTCTGCACCCGGAATTTTCACACCAACGTATGAAGTAGCCCAGTCGTATGTAGCAGATTGATAAGTATCAACACTTGCAGTAGCTGTGTTTCCACCTTCTGTTATCCAACCACTGTTTCCAGCAGTCATATCTGCATATTCAACGGGAACAACTATCTTTTTACCACCATCTAACATTTCAGCATTTTTCAATAACTTCAAGCAGAGGACGTTAGAATTATAGATGTTGTCTACCAATACTGGCATAAACTTTTCACGAGTTATAGCTG